GGAATCCATGAGCGTTTTAGCTTTACGCCCGAATCTAATTGCTAGTTCCCCGGTGTGAGTCGTTTGAATTATTTTTAATTTTGGGTTACGCCCGATCATCCAAGCGGGCAGCAAGGAGCTAGCGAACTCGGACTTTGTATGTCTTGGTGGCATGTTGACAATTAATCGCTTCAACTTGCCTTCTGCCATTTCGTTAAATTTTTTTGAAATAATTTTATGGTGTCGACCTTCAATGAATTCTGGCCAAATGTGTTTTACGAAGCTTAAAAAGTCGGAATTGACTTTGGAAATTTTCTTTTTTTCATTTAACTTCAAAGCCATCTTCATGAAGTCTTTTCTTACGTCTGGGGGCAATTTTTTAATTTTTTCTAAGTCTACCTGCATAAATGGGTCCCATAATGATTTTATAGACTAAAACCGTCAAAATCAAGCAATAAAGGGTAAGATTTTGGGACCCCTTTTTGTATACACTAATTAAATAAATAAAAGATTGTAAATTTAAAAAAGGTTTTGGTACCTCTATTGAATTGAGGGCGACGCGGCGTTAGCCGCGTCGCTCGTGACTAGTCTAACAGAACCATGTATTCTTTAGTAAAGTGTCGAGAAAACCAATCAAGACCTTGTCTTACTGTTTTATAATCACCTAACATTTCAGAGCCGATGATTACATCATACACAGCAATTGCAAATGCTGGCAAAGTGCAAGACTCACCACCAAATCTATTTTTTACTGTGTCTTCTTCAGTAGATAGAGATTCTTTAGCTACTAAAAATGGTAGAGTATATCTCTTACCATTGTATTCTACTGATTGTTTTACTTTCATGTTTTGCATATTATTCCTTTCTGTTATTCTGGGATAATATATTATTCAGCATTATTGTCAACACCTATTTTGTTAATTGAACTAGTCTTATAAGTTCCACCATTCCAACCCTCGTGTGTTGTAGTTTTCTTTTCATAACCCTCAGTAAATCTTCGCTCACGAATAAAGGGAACAGGAATACCCATTTCAATTAAAGTCATATTCTCATTTAGCCATTGATTTTTACAGCCTTGACTACAGAAGTATTTATCTGAATTGTGGTAATATCTATCTTCATCTATTTTAGCATATGCATATCTTCCACGAATTATGCCTTTAGATTTTAGAAATCTATCTGTTGTGCATTGTGTATGGCAATGTGGTCCTTGGCAAAAATGTTTATTAGTCATTATAACCTTTCTTTATAGTGTGGCAAACACATTATGGTTGTGTACATTCCACCGAAAGTAATTAATAATCCAATAATATGATGAGTTGAATGAATTGCAATGATTAACCCAATCATTGCAAATATAAAGCCAAATAATAATCCTAATAGTTTCATTCTTTCAACTCCTTTTCCACATAATCAACTGCTGTTCTCGGGTGTTTGGAATATATATCCCAAAAGTTATAACGTTTTTTACCGTCCTCGCCTATCCACTTTCTAGATACAAAGTTCTTAAACTTATCTACTCCATAACATACAATGGACGTTTGTCTACTTTGTGCATACCACCTAATCATTTTAACTGGTTCAACTGTTTTTTCATTTTGATACATCTTTTTTCCTTTCTGTTATGTATGGGATATTACAGGATATCCCATACATTGTCAATAGCTTAATTTAATTTATTTTGCTTTTCATATTCCTTTCTAATTGCTATTTTTTGTTCTCTTGTCATGGTAGTATTTTTCATACCTTTAATCATACTAGCCAAATTCACAGGATTATAAATTGTCAATCCTGTTGAATTACATCTAACAAGTTCTGCTTCATCTATTTCAATGCCTAGTTCTTTCATCAACTCAACACCCTCAGACAAATATCTATAAGCTTTCAATCCTGTTTTCATAGCTTGTTTTTGTTTTTCAATGCTATCAATCCATTTTTGATGACAAGTGATTACATTTGCTTTTGCTTGTTTCAACATTTTAAAAACTATAAACTCGTCTTTAGTACATGCAATAGTTCTTGAACGACAATGTGATGTTCCAATAATATCTAAATAAAATTGACTATCAAACTCTCTTGTAATTCCAACATTGTTATCATTGTCAGAATTATGACTAGAATATCTTGAATAACCTAGTGCCTTGTCGTTTGCGTCAATGTGTTTAGTTTTATGTGGATTATCTTCCTTGTCATTTTGTTGAGCCAAAATATCTGGGTTGCAATCTTTTGCTTTAAGTTCTTCTCTTTTATAAGCATAAGCAAACTTTTTGCCACTATCATTATTATAAGTATCGCCATTATCACAATACCCATAAAGACCAAAATCAAAATGTTCAGATACATTTCTATCATCTTCATCTTCATTTTCTTCTAGTTCATCTTTTGCATAAGAGAAATAAAAGCATTTATCTTTTGCAACAACATCTAAAGGTTGTCCATATTTTGCTTTTAAACTTTTGCAAGTGTCAACATCTTCTTGTGGGTATGCTCTACCAACTACAAGTTTTGCAAGTTCAAAAGCCTTTGGGTAAGCATAAGCAACATTTTCTCTTGCTTGAAGATATGCTTCTTTCTCTTGTGTATTTTCTGTTTCTGCACTTTCAACATACCGATTTAAAATCTTATTTCTAAATTCAGTATTCATTCTTATTTTACTCATTGTTTTCCTTTCTGTATTTTTATTTTGCATAAATAAATTTATATACTACTTGACAATACTTGTCAATAGGATTATATGTTATTTTATGAAGCCTCATTATCCCTTTATCGCTTCTAAAAACTATAAAGGGGGGACAACTTCTGGTTGTAGTACATCACACCGACAATAGTCCGTCTTTGTGCTATGAACCAGAACTGATCCCTGATCCATGTTATTAGTGGCCAAAAACTCTGCAGGGCGAGGTCGTGAAGAGCATGGATCTGGGATCAGATGCTGTAGTCTGCGAGAATAAACGCTATACCTGGGATGGACAGCCGCTCGAGCACTTAAGCTGGATAACGATCCGTCTTCAGTCTCCCACGGAGCACAGCAACTGGTCACTTTAGAATGATTCTAAAAATCATTCTAAAGAAGAAAGAATAAAGCGGCAAGCAGCAAGCTTCAAGCTTGACAGCAGCTGTAGGATATGATAGGATAAAAACAGAAAGGAAAAATAAATATGAGTACAAGAAGTAATATAGCAATAGAAGACCCAAAGACAAAGAAGGTGAAAGTTATCTATGTCCATAGTGATGGTTATCCTTATGGCGTTGGTAAATGCCTGGTTGATCATTACAACCATTATGATTTAGCCAAACAACTATTTACAGAAGGAGATGCATCTTATTTAGGTGATACTTTTGCAGAGTGTAGTTTCTACGGTCGAGACTGGGACAGGAAGGAAGAGAAAGCCAGAACTTATAGAGATGAATGGATGTATATGTATAATATGAGAGGTGACTGTCATATTGAATATATTTATATATTCAAAAATAATAAATGGCACGTTTCAACTTCTCAATATATTCCTGCAGAAAAACTAAAAAACTCTTATGATGGTGGTATTTGGTACCACTCTAAATTTGAGCCTGTAACGCTGAACAAGGAATATATTAAATACAAAGACAAACACGAAAAACACGCTGAGGTTAAGATGATATCTCAAATAGGAAACCTGTTGAAAGGTGCAGGGTTCAACGATGATGATGTTGTAATACAAGGTGGAAATGCAAAAAAAGCGAATTAAACACAACGACTTAACACACTATTTCCTGCGGGAGCATTCAACGCTCCCGCCGGCTTATCTTCGCAGCTGTGAAAAGTTTTTTAAAGAGTTAAGCCACAAGCGCCAAGCAGCAAGCAACAAGCGGCAAGCAACAAGCTTGACAAATAAATAATATAGGATATTATAAGATTATGAAAACATCAGAAGCACTTAAAATAGTTGGAGGCCTAAGCAAGCCAAGCAAGATGCCCGGATGGGCCTATGGTCTACCAGCCAAGGAATGCAAAACAGGATCCAAGCTCCGGCAGGTGAAGGACAGCGTCTGTTACAATTGCTATGCACTCAAGGGTTGTTATGTCTTCAAGGTTGTACAAGAAGCACAATACCGGAGACTAGAAGCAACGAAGAGCCCGCTGTGGACCGGTGCAATGGCACTATTAATTAATTCAAAAAAATCTAAAGAATTTAGATGGCATGATTCAGGAGATGTCCAGGACGAAGACCACCTTATGAAAATTTTTTCAGTGTGTAAGCTCACGCCAGACACCAAGCACTGGATGCCGACGCGGGAGGCGTGGGTCAAACACTTCCTGCCCCTGTGTCCAGATAACCTGGTGATCCGGTTCTCCATGCCAATGGTGGACCAGGCAGCAGCTGGAGGCTGGGACAACACGTCAACCGTGGTAACAGCCGGCGCCACGTGCCCCGCAGCTCAACAAAATAATGAATGCAAAAATTGTCGTGCATGTTGGGATAAATCTGTTAAAAACGTTGCATACGGAAAACACTGACATGGTATATTACAGCCCGAAGTATTGGAAGGAAATGGCAGCTATTAGGCGCAAGCATCAAGCTGCAAGCGACAAGCAGCAAGCTACAAGCTCTCAAACTTCAAGCGACAAGCATCAAGCGTCAAGCAGCAAGCCTCAAGCTTCAAGCCGCAAGCGACAAGCTGCTCGATAACTTTTCCCTCATAAAGTTTCACGCTTCTAGAAGCGAGGTGCTTGACCATGATAAATGTATTGTCAGGATGCTTCACATGGAAGGCAATTTGGTGTGGTGAAAATCGAACTTTATTACCAGTTGTTACTTTCAGTTCTACTGTAAAAAAGTGGCTATTATCATTATAGCCCAATAGATCAGGAGTGCCAAGAGCACCACTATTTTCAATCCTTGTCCAACTAATTTTTGGTGTATTTCTTTTAAT